CGAGAGGATTGCATGTCCGAAGACCTGCCAACCACCGCGGCCGCCAGCGCATCGGCTGGTGCCACGGAAAAACATACGCCGATGATGCAGCAGTACCTGTTACCGCTCTCGTAAGGCTCAGCTGAATAAGCTACGCTAAAAGGTACGCCCGAGCGCTGAAAAAGAAGGCGGTTTTTGCGTGTACGGGCGATGCGGAACAACACCGAGCGCTGTAAAGTGGCGCTTGCAGGGCGGATCTAGTACTAAAGAACCATAGCGCCAAGTCGCGATGAAAAAAATAATCACATATGTTTTGCTGGAGGTCGCGGTGCCACTGGCCTTGGTCGCGTGCCTCTACTGGCCAGCAGGGGAAACGGCTTTGTATGGAGAGGCCCACCTGTACTACAAGGTTTTTAGCTCGGGTGATCTGATCGCCATATGCATAGCAATAGCCCTCAGTACCTTAGTCCATCTTGATGAATCCCACGAATCTATAATACGGGCCTCTGGCAATCCCCCTGCGTGGTATTCAACAGGGAAGCAAGTTATCGCCATTATTGCAATAGGAATGGGAATTCTATACGTATTCGTGAAGATTACAGCTATGAAATATAGCTTCCCTGAAGCAAATGCGCCTGTTGCAGAGAACATACAAGCAATGGCAACGTGGAACTTCTGCTCTGTCGTTGCAGCCGCCGGAATCGGTACACTGATTAGAATTTTCGCAAAATAGAGGGCGACATGGCAACGACAACGGTAATCATGTCGGTGATAGCGTACTCACTCGTTATTGCGACCGCCTACTTGGCGTACATTATATCGCGCGATAGGTCGCATAAAGCAAAGCCAGTTGCGCGCAACCAATTCACGAAATTTGACTACTCACACCTGTTCGAGAACGACCCAGCACTCGCTCGGTACCTAATAAAAATGCACGCCGCTACGCTAACACGGGAAACATCGAATAGCGACAGACTGCCTCAGAACACCCGGGTAGTTTCCGAAGGCACACAATTCGGCGAACACTCTGCCATGGACGTTCATGACGCGGTTCATGGCATGTTCCTTGACCAAGAGGTATCCCGCCATCTTGCAGCCTTGGCGGTACGCGGGCCCAAGGCAGAGGCAAGCTATACCAAGCGACAGCTTGCAGAAAAGAATACGCACAAAGGCGTGTTCGCGGGGGCCTTTTAATGATCAACAAAGCACTACTCGCGGAAGTCCTTAACAGATTGTCATTGAAGTATGAGGAAATGCCTCTCGAAGAAGGTGAGACTTTTACCACTCTTCGAGCCGAATTCGCTTCCTTTAGTCTTTGGTTTTTCTTAGACAACAATCAGTCAGATCTAACTGTCCATAGCCTTTTCAGATGGAATAAGGAATTCGGCGAAAAATCGGAAAAATTTGTTTCTATCCTAAACGCGCTCAACTTTGAATCGCTTTCAGGCGGCCATCTCGAAACCAGTATCGACCGCACGATATGGCGGTACGTTACCGTTCGACATGACACAGGCCAATTGGACGTTGACTCGACACAAAGACAGATTGCCTTCCAAATAATGTCCTCGGGTCTGGTTGCACAGGTTTTGGGCCGATTTTCGGAATTTCCAGATAGCCCTACTGCGGCCGCTGCCGCCGCTGCGGAAGCGTTCCGTGCGGATTTCAAAGCATTTGTGGAATCCTCATCACACGAAAGCCGACAGGGGTAGGGAAATTTCGATACGGCGGCGCGCTCAGAAAGCGCCGCCATGCCGGAAGCCGGCGGCGCCCAGAAGCTCGCTAGCCGAATGCTATACTGTATATTCATACAGTATACGCAGGCGCATCATGGGCAACAGCAAACTCGCCAACGGCTGCCAACACCCGTCCGCCACTCCTACCGCGCGTAGCTGCCCTGAGAAGGGCATCCTGGCCTATGTGCCGGGCGACATCATCTCGGAGGCTGGGAAGCAGCTACCTGCGCCGGACCCGTTCGGGCCCGAGCACAGCGAAGTCGAGATCGATGCCCGGCACGCCGGTCGGGTGCGCATCTTCTTCGAGCTTGGCAAGGTTCGGCACCACAAGCACTCGCACTGGTACTGGAAAGCCTACCGGGCGGAGCCAGTGCATGGAGACTGGGATTCGGACGCCAGTCAGACGTAGCCCTATACCGCCTCGGGTGACCTCCGCGTACAACGGAAGTGACATTCATAGGAGGCGACCATGGCAGGAAATATCCACGTCGTGCCGTCGGACGGCAACGGTTGGGCGATTGAGGTAGAGGGAGCCGGCCGCTCCAACGTCCACTACCCATCCCAGGAAGAAGCGATCAAGGCCGCCACCGAGAAGGCAAAGCAGGCCAAGGTTGAGCTATTCATCCATGGCCGCGATGGCCAGATCCGCGAGCGGAACAGCTTCGGCCACGATCCCCGCGACATCAAGGGGTAGATCATGGCCACGGCTCGGCCGCCCGCCCCGACGCTGGCCGAGCTCTCCCCCATGTTGCTCGAGGAGCGGCGCGCCGTCCCTCAGGGCGACTGGCACTTCGAGATCAAGTACGACGGGTACCGGTTGCTGGCCGGCAGCAGCCCCGCTCGCCTGAAGTCGCGCAACGGGCATGACGCGACAGCGTGGTATCCGGAGGTCGCCGCGGCGGTCGGCAACTTGAAAGCCCGCTGCATCTTCGACGGGGAGGTCTGCGTCCTGGACGAGCACGGCCGGAGCGACTTCGAGCTGCTGCATCGCCGGTCGGCGCGCCGCGGCAAACCGCCCGGCTCCCACCATGTCGCCTACTGCGTCTTTGACCTGCTGGTCAACGGCGGCCGGGACATGCGCGAGCAGCCGATCGAGAAGCGCAAGGCAGCGCTCCGGAAGATCCTGGGCTGCTGCCCCGATACCCTGCTTTTCGTCGACTGGGTGGAGGATGGCGACTGGCTATACCAGCAGGCGCTGGCACTCAGGCTGGAAGGCATTGTCGCCAAACGCGCCGGCAGCGCGTATGCGGCCGGAAAGCGGTCCAGCGACTGGATCAAGGTGAAGCGTCCGGGCGCCGTGCCGGCGGAGCGGTTCAAGCGGTAGAGCGCGAAGATCCCACAAGAGGAAACCGAGGGAACGCTTCAGGACAATTGGCTCTGAGCCTGACACCGGGAGAGCCATATGCGGGACCGTCTGCGCGTTCTCATTGACCTATTGGACTTTATTACCCTCGCTTGGACTTCGTAGAGCGAGTGGTTCAAATCTGGCCTTGGTAGCCTGGCGGCTCACCGGAGGCGGCAATGCACCCCCATTCCGCACCGCGGCCGACACGTTCAGGCCGCCCCTCGGAAAAGCACGTAGCTACTGCCAATCAAAACACGACGATTGCGCGAGAAGCGGAAATTCCACAAGAGGAAATTCGCCCAATGCCCCGAGAGAATCGCTCTACCTCAATACGGAGAGCCAAATGCGAGAACCATTCGCGGCCTTTAAGGACTACATCGAACTCGCGCTGCTGGTCTGGGACCTGCTGGAATTGCTGGTGCAGGTACTTCAGCCTTAGAACCCGTTGTTGCAAAAATACAACGGATTTGCGTTTTGATTGCTAATAAATGAGTATGAGAAACGCAGTGTCGGATAAATGCCACGTCAATGCGACGTCGCGGAGTGGCGCTTCAGTACAATGGCGCCAACTCGACACACGTTGAGGAGGGCCCGGGGCTCGATGTATGCGCATCGCGCCGCCGGGAGTTACAACTAATCTGTGGAGGGCTCGATGCCAATCCAAGACTTCATCATCGTGATGTTGACCATGTTCGTGGTCATGTCGATCCTTCATCGCTAAATGAAGGCGACCGGCCGCCCAATGGATTTGCAGCCCGGGCGGTCGGTACGGAGAATATTACATCGCAATGAGGTGAGGCAACTCAAAAATGAGGATGTGTCGACACTGACCAACAGTGTCTGCCAGCACCCCGGCATACTTCGACCACACATCCACCGTCTTCCGGTGCGAACCAGCAGCCGCCCTAGCGCCGCCAGCACCGTTTCAACACGCACCACCAAAGTTGGGGTCAAGTTAGCGACAGCCTTGCCGATATGCGCATACGTTAGTGCGATATATCGAAACGGAGCTGTTACATGATCACACCGATGATGCTGCGAGCAATCGCCTTGTCAACTGTTCTCGCAGTAGGCTCAGCGCTGAGCGGATGCGCGACCCCGCCAGCCACCGTGACACAGAACGCCGATTACGGGCAGTTTCCCACCGACTATAAGCTCTCGGTCCGGAGCTTCTTGCAGACCTACTTGAAAGACCCAGAGTCAGCACGGGTCCGTTACCTGACGGAACCCATCAAGGCATATAACCGGGCTGCACCAATCGCTGGCGGCAACCCATTGCAATTCGGGTACCTCGTCGTCGTCGGAGTGAACGCAAAGAACAGCTATGGCGGCTATACCGGAGAGCAGCCAATGCGCTTGCTCATCAAGGATGACATCGTAAGAGCGGTCATTGAGCCGAATCCGTATTTCTCCGAGCCGTGGTATCAGCCTCAATACCCGTCGCCCTGAACGGTCAAGGCTTCGTAGGTCCGCTCACAGGCTTGGCCTGCGATGCGGGCAGCGTCAGCGTATTGAGCCAGGATTCCCGCTCGGCGGTCACACCGGCCGAGCACGTCGGCAAGCATTCCGATGGGATCGCCGGCTGCCGAGCCTCCGCTGGTAGCGGTGGAATCGCCGCCGGCTCGGCTGGCGGCGACCAAGTCGGCAACTCGCTGGCGCAACCTGCCAGCAATAGCATCAGCAGCGCGAGCATCGGCGCGCGCCTGGTCTGCTTCCTTCTTCGCAGCATTCGCAATCTCCGCTTGTTCGAATAGGCGGCGCTGTTCTTCCCGGCGCGCATCGCCTACTGCCCCGACCTTCGCCGCCTCCTGGGCGAGCCGTTCCTCGGCATAGCTGCGGCGCAGGCTATCGATCTCGCCGTCTTTGCGCCAGCCCTGAACGGACCAGCCGGTGGCGAACGCCGCGCCGGCCAGCACCACGACAGCGACCGCGCGCCACGGCACGGCCGCAGCGGCTGCTCGAATGGCAGTCGTCTGAATCATCGTTCCCTCGTCGCGCATTCGGCGTACATACGCGCCGCCGTGTCGATGTGGGCCAGCAGCGCCTGGCGCCCTGCTCCTCGCTCGAGCTTGGGCAACGGCGGGCATCCCTCGCGCGCCGCCGGCGCCGGTGCATCTGGCCCGGCTGGAGCCGCGCAGCCCACCAGCAGCAGACAGAACACAAACGCCTTCATCGGCCGCCCTCCTTCAGCTTCCTGTTCGCAGCCTCGATCGCGCCATTGACCCGCGATCGCTCCGCCTCCGACAACGGCGCTGGCGCGCTTCGAGCGGCCTGCTTGACCGTCCTCGCGGCCTCGGCCGACGTCTCCGCCGCCTGGGCCGCGGCGCCAGCCGCCGCCGAAGCGGTCTGTGCGATGTCTCCGAGCTGGGGCGCCAGCGCCTGGAGCGTCCACGAGAACGTGCCCTGCAGCCGCTCGATCTCCGCAGCGTGGTCTGCGCGCATCTGCACGAAGACATCCCGCGCTTGCCACTGCGCAAGCGCGTAGCCGCCGACCGCGCCGCCCATGGCGATCACCAGCACCAGCGTGATCGCTTCCAGTACGTGGGCCACGCGCCGGAACGTGTCCCGGTGCCTGGCCAGCCAATCACGAACCCTTTTCATCCAGCTTCTCCTTGAGGTGTCGCACCTCGGCCGTCAGCTCGGCAATCGTTCGCTTCAGGTCGCCGATCTCGCGCAGCAGGTCGTTGCGCTCCTTGTAGGCGGTATCCGCTCGCTGCTCGGCCAGATCGGCCCGGGCGTTCGCCTTGTCGAGCAGGTCCTGCAGCCGCTCGATGATGTCGGTCTCTGCCTGGCTCCGCGCCCCCTCGACGCGATCGGTTCGCCATACCTTTCGGACCAGCCAGATTGCCCCGCCAATCGCGGCCAGAATCGCCCCGAATGCCCCGCTCGCGCCCCCCGGCACGTCCACCATCGCGTTCAGATCCATCGTCCTTTCCAGTGGGCTTACGCCTCGATGTCGGTGCCGCCGTGCGCCAGGTAGACGTCGCGCAGCGCTTCCAGTCGGTGCTCGCGCTGGCCGTAGCCGGCGCCCGGCAGGCTGGCCCATTCCTGCCGGCACTTGCGCACCGCCTCGGCGAATCGGCCGGCCATCAGATCCGGCAGCGCGCCGCGGCGCTTCACCAGGTAGGCGGCGACGATGTCCTGCGATCGCGGGCTGAAGTCCGTCACGCCGCAGGCGCGGCTCGCCCAATCCCACGTGTCCGTTCTGATCTTCCCTGGCACGGCCGCCATGATCTGGTACCGCCCAGCGGCATCGCTCAGACCCCAGCGGGTGAGCACAACGATGCGCGGGTGCTCGTCGTATCCGGCGAACAGCTTGCCGCCGACGTTCACGTTGTAGCCATCGTCGCTGTTTGCGACTGTCGTGGTCCCTTCGCTGAATCCCAGCATGTCGAGGAAGGCGGCCATGTTCCGGCCGCCGGGCAGTTTGTCGGGATGGGTAAATGGCATTGCTGGCTCCGGACAATAAAAAATGCCCGCGCTATGGCGGGCATATGCTTCGCGGCGCGCTCTGCGCCGTGCGACTCGTGTCGCTTGTAAACCGTTGCACCCTTCCCTACGATCCATCAGACGCCTCTGATGTCGATCAGCAGAAGCGTCTGCACCCCACGGCTGGGGGGTGCTCATCGACTGTTACAGTTCGGCCTTCCTCAGTAACATGCAGGCCCAATGAGGCCAACCCATGCCCTAGGCTTGGCTGATTTTCCCAACGGAATGAGGGGACACACGATGACAACGAAGTGCCTGACGACTGCCGTGGCTGTCGGCATCCTCTTCTCTACAACGGCTGTGCATGCATTCCCCTCAACGCGATGCGTCATGACGCCGCCTGCTTACCCAGACTCTGCCGTACGGGCCCGGGCAGAAGGACATGCGCAAGTCACGATGAAGGTCACTGCGGCCGGTGAGGTCGCCTGGATTCGCGTATCGGAGCCCAGTGGCAACGCGGTACTAGATGAGGCTGCGGCTGCGGCAGCGTGGAAAGCCAACTGTTCCAGCGGTATCGAAGAACTGGTGGTATGGCCCGTGGAGTTTAAGATCATCAAAAGGGCAAAGGGACCCGAGCTATTCCCGTGATCGCGCCAACCGCGTTATAAACCGGAGAAATCGAGCACCAGATATGCACCGTAGTCTGATCCACCGTCTACACCGTTGTATTGCATGCCGGTGTATGGCCCGATCACGTCGATGTTTCCGTATGTCGTTCTAACGATTCCACCAGATGCGCTCGCGAACATGGAGTCGTACACGTAAGTCCATTGATCCGTCGTCCCCTGGCCGAGCGGAGCTTCTCTCGCGACCCATATGCGCCGTCCCTGCGCAACAGCCACACGCCTACCATAGTTGTTGTTGAGGCCACTGATGTTAGGTCCCTGAATGAAATCGAGGATCCGCATATACGGCATCAGCGCGTCAAACACCAGCGCTCCGCTGGCGTCAAAAACCTGCAACCCGAATTGACTGATAGCTGGGGGAGAGACCCTGAACACAACGATGGTGATGGCGCCCGCCGATCCGAGTTTGAAGAACCGGTAGCGCACAGTATTCCCACTGACCGATACCACGGAATGACATGCGTAGTCCGAGTCGACGTAAGCAATGAATGCATCGACCCCATATGCGAGGTCCACGTCGGTGTAGTACGCATTCCGCGTCGGCGTGGTGCAATTGATTGTTCGCGTCTCGTAGAGAAGGTAATTTTTGTAGTCCTGATCAATCTGAACAAAGTTGTTCTGATTGATCGCCTGGAAGCCGGCCGTCATCAGTAGACCCCATAGCTTATGTAGATCGGCATCCTCATGTTCACTGGAAGCCCGCCAAAGCTCCACGACAGCGTGGTCCCCGTGATTGAGACAGACGGCTCTACCCGACCAGTGTTCGAGCCGCTGCCATTCGGCGTGACTAGGAACCACGGCGTTCCAAGGGACAATGCGGGAGCCACGATGGCGCCGTCATTGGAGCCGGTGAATTGAGTCCCGATATAGCGCGTGATGCGATCCGTGATGCTGAGTCGCAGTGCCCCGGACTCGTTGAATACTTCAACCCCGGCCCGCATCACCAAATCCCCATTCGCACTCGAAGGGTCCCGTTACCGTCAAACACTCGGATCTGTGAATCCGTAATGGTCAAATATCCCGATCCCGCGCTCGGTCCAGTCATGGTGAGCGTTCCGCTCTTGTCGAGCCTCCACCTCGGCTGACCGTTCGCCCCAAGCGCATTCGATTGGATCACCTCGCCGATCATCGCGTTGGTTATCCGGCCATCGCCAATGAAGGCCTGATTGATGAACGTCTGCCCGTTCTGGATGACGAACGGCGTGGAAATCTGACCGTTGATGAGGTTGAGCAGCGCGAACCGGTCGGCCTGGAACAGCACCTGCGACTGCACGACCCCGCTCTCGTTATCGATCCCGATCGCCATGCCGGCGCCGTAGTACTTCCCGTCCTGCGTGACGCCGACCTTGATGCTGTACGACGCGGAGATCTTCCCGTCCAGCGCCACCATGGCCTGCGCCGTGGTCTGCACCAATGCCGTATTGCCGTCGAGCGAGGCTTGAAGCGTGGTCTGCTGTGCGGCCAGCGCCATGTCGGCCTCCTGCATCAGCGACTGCACCGACACGATGCCGGCGAAGACGCCAGAATCGCCCGCGTAGTCGTCGATGCTCCCGGCGAACGGCGGATCGATGCGGCCGATCTTCGATACGAGGTCCTGCGCGAGCTGCGACTCGCCGATCTGTCCGGCAAGGTAGTCAAGGATCTCCGTGGCGTCGGAGCTTGCCTGCCCTACCACCCCGGTCTGTGTCCCCGGATACCAGGCTCCGATGTTCCCGGACTTGTCGACAAGGCGCGCCCAGAAATAGAGCGTCGCGCCGGCCGCCAGCCCCATGATGGTGTGGCTGTTCTGCGGGAAGGCGAAGTCCGCCATCTTGATCGCGTCGTCGCGGCTGTTCGTCTGGCTGTACCAGATCTCCGTCCGCTCCACGTCAAGAGGCCCCTCTGGGAATCCCCAATCCAGCCGAATCGCGAAGATCAGACCAGTGGCCACCAGCGACGTCACCACCGGCGGCGGGCTGGTCTTGCCTTGCAGCACGGTCTCCGGCGAGTAGGCCGGGATCGACGGCACGTCGAGCGCGTTGATCGCCCGCACGCGCGCCACATAGGTGCCGGCGTAGACGCCACGCACCTCGAGGCTCTGCGAGCCCGTGCGGCCTGCCCTTACCCACTCGCTGTTGTCGCGGCGCCATTCCACCTCGTACGCCACCGCCTTGTCTGCCGGCGTCCAGCTGATCACCATCGTCGTGACGGCAATACCCTGGTCGATGGTCGAATAGGTCGACAGCGCGACGTTGGTGGCCGGCGGCTGTACCGACGGCGGGATGACCGTGATCGGCCGCGCCTCGATGCGGGTGCCGCTGTCAATCGCCGCGAACTTCTGCGGCTCGTACTGCAGCGCCGTTATCTCGGCGTTGATGCCGCCGCTCTCCCGGATGGTCAGCACGCGGACGAGCTGCGTCTTGAGCTCGGCGCTCTCGACCGCCCACACCGATTGCGGGCGCACCGGCTCACTCCACGGACCGGTCACGGTAACCGTGTTGCCGTTGACCGCGCCGATAGTGCGCGACTGGGCGGTGCCAGATGGCAGCGTGACGATCAGCGTGTCGCCCACGGCTACTTGGTCCGCCTTGTCCAGCGTCACGGTATTGCCGCTGGCCGAGCTGACCCGGCCACCGATGCGTCGGCCAGCGCGCGACGGATCGGCGATCCTGACGATGCTGCCCGGTTGCACCAGCGCCTGATCCATGCCGACCGTAAAGGTGACCGTCTCGGTCTCATAGCGGGACGTCAACAGGATCCACCTGCCCGCGCGCTGCGCCTGGCCCTGACTCGTGCAGCCGAAGGCCGTGATCTCGACCTCGCGGACGCCGTAGCGGGCGATACCCTCCTCGTCCGGTACGTATTCGACCTTGGCGCGACCGAAGTCCTTCGGGTCGTTCCAGCTGACCAGCGCAACGGTCTTGCGGGCCTTGCGGGCCGTGCCGGCGTATCGAAACTTGCCGTCGGCAGTGTTGGCCGCGACGAAGGTGTGCACCGGGTCCTTGGGCATGTCGGCCACGGCAACGACGTTGCCGGCCGCCCAGTAGGCCATGCCGCGGAAGATCGACGCGATGTCCTGCAGTACCTTGTACGCTTCGGCGCGGGTCTGCAGATACAGGTTGCACGTGAACCTCGGCTCCTTGCCGCCCTTGCCGTCGTCCACCAGCTCGTCGCAGTACTGGCCGATCTGGTAGAGGCCCCACTTGTCGATCATCGCCGCATTGATGCGGTCGCCGAGGCCATACCGAGGGTGCAGCACTAGGTCGTAGAAGACCCACGCCGGATTGTCCGTCCATGCCACCTTGAACGTGCCGTCCCAGGTGCCGACGTAGGTGCGACTCTCTGGGTCGTAGTTGCTCGGTACCCGGATGACGCGGCCGTACGTGTCGTAGGCCCGGGTCGGTACCGAGTTGAACTGACGGGCATCGATCTGGATGCCCACGATGGCGCTGTTCGGATACCGCAGCTTGCCGTCGATGATCTCGGTGATCGATTCGACTATCGTGGTGTCCGCGATCGTGCCGCTGTTCGCGTTCGGCGTGATCCGGCGCACGCGCACTGTCCACCCCGACGTGGCGGGCGGCAGGTCAATCCGGTGGCTACGCTCGTACTTGTTGGTCGTCTTGCCGTCAAAGGCCGACGACAGGACCTGCTGATAGCTGCCCCCGTTGATCGACAGATCGATGGCGTACTCGATCCGGTAGCCGGTGATGTCGCCGTTAGACGTGTTCGTCTTCGACAATGCCGGCACGGACAGGCGGATGCGCACCGCCGACAACTGCGTGTTCGAGATCGCGCGCGTCCACGGCGTGCTGGAGGTCAGCGTGACACCTACGCCCGTCTCGCTCTCGGCGGCCGGAAATCCCGGGATGTAGTCCTGATCCTGCGTCCCGAGCCGGTAGTCCACCGACACATTCTGGAAGTTGAACGACCCATCCGGGTTCATGAGCGGCGTCTCGTTCAGATAGACGCTCTGCAGGCCGTTTACCAATCCCCGAATCTCGCCTTCGGAAATGAGGTCGAGCACCCGCGCGTAGGCGATCGAGTTCAGGCTGTCCGGGCTTTCGACGGGCGCACGACCACCCCCGCCGCCCTTCCCACCGCCGCCGTAGCCGATGATGTCTGCGCGCATTGCTGTACCAATGAAAAAGCCCCGCACGCGGCGGGGCTGGATGGGTGAAGCGGATGTATTAGGTCAGGCCTGATCCTCGGCGTAGATGCCGGCCGAGATGACGGAGCTGCCAACGGTCAAGCGCCCATAGAGCAGCGGCACGGGATTGCCCTGCGCCGAGGTATTAACCGGGCCATTGAAGCCGTAGCTCGCCTTGTTCTCCGGTCGATCACTGGCGGACAACCCACTAGGCTGCGGAGACATCATCTGGACGATCCCGCCCAGGGCCATCGAGGCCCCCATCATGGCAGTCGCACCGATAAGACCGTTGGACGTGAATGCCGCGCCAAGACCGCCGGAATAGACGGTCGCTACCGCGATCAGCGCCACGCCCAAGATCGTCTGGAACAGCCCGCCACGCTTGGCACCCTGCAGGACCGGTGCGATGCGGATGTCGTCGCGACCTGGGGGCAGCACAAGGTCATCCTTTCCGATGTTCTGCCTCCCTAAGAACACCGCGTAGCGCACGCCACGGCTCTTACTGGCGATCAGCTCCGCTTCGAAGCCGGGCACCATCACGCTCAGCGCACGGATCGCCTCCGCGGCGCTGGCCACCGCCAGGCGGTGGATGCGGCCGAAGCGAGTGCCAAGGTACCCGTATAGCCGTATCGTCCTGACCTTCTCTCTCATCCTCGATACCTCAAGACACATCGGGTGATCTCTTGCCAGTAGCCGCCGTAGACGTCGCGGGATGACAACCGACCATGCAGGTGGTGGAGCATGGTGCCGTCACCCAGGTAGACGCCGGCGTGGTTTGGCACCGGCGAGCGCAGTTGCATCAGGATGACGTCGCCGGCCTGCTCCGGCTGGTCCTGTATCTCCAGCGGAACGAATCCAGCCTCGGCGTAGTGCTGCATGTACAGGTCCTCGCCGTGCTGCCACCAGTCGTCCCGGCGCGGGAAGTCGGGCAGCGTGATGCCACGCTCGCGCTGATACCAGTCGCGCACGAGCGTGTAGCAGTCCAGCACCCCGTGCGCAAACTCACGGCCCACCAGCGGCGCCTGATAGCCGCTCGGCGTGATCGTGCGCAGGTCATCCGCCGGCCAGGATACGATATGCCATGGAAGGCCAGACGCCTCGCACGCGACGCGGTCAGCTTCGCTGGGCGTCGCTGGAGCGTCCGGATGGCTGTGCACGACCGCGATGACGTCGCCCATGTCCTCCGCGGCGGCGTAGTCCTCAGCCGGCAGCACGAAGTGCTCCGAGCCTTCGGCGACGTTCCGGCACGGCACATACCGCTCCCGCCCCTTCACCACCACGATCAAGCCGCAGGCTTCGCGCGGGTAGTCCGCTTGCGCGTGAGCACGCAAGGCGGCCAGCGTTGATGCTTCCATCTCAGCTCCGGATCAGATCGGCGGCAGGGAACGAACCGATGGGCAACGGATTGTTGTCGCCGAAGCGCTTCTTGCACGAGGTCAGGCGACCACCGCACCGATCGAGCGCCGGATCAGCGACCGGGTTGTCGTTCTGGTCGAAATACGCCGTGCCGGTGTAGCCACAATACGGTCCTCGGTAGCCGCCAATGGACAGCCAGCCGCAGACGTTCGCGACGATCTGACGCCGCGGCACCTGCACACCGTCGAAGTCGAGCGCGCTGGCCAGCTCCCACGTTACCGACACGTTGTCCTCGTCGGTCTTCTGCTCGAGGTACCAGACTTCCGGAGGAAGTTCTTCGGTCGGATCGGCAGTGGGATTGCCTCCCGGAAAGTTCGCCGCGTCCAGGTATTTGCCCAAGGTCACGTGCCGCGTCAGTTTGGCGCCCACCATGTCCTGCAGGTACAGGCACATCGCCGTGATGGCGCCCGTCACGTTGCCGACGGAGAGGGTTGGCGTTGGCTGCTGCCCCTCGCCCGTCCGCGCGAAGCCGTCGCCCTGAATCGGCCAGGGCGAGTACTCGTTGCCCTGCCACCAGATCGGGCCGACCTGCGTATGGCCATGAAAGCGCAGTAGGTCGCCGCCGATTCCCGTAGCGTCGAGCTCGAACAACTCCACCCGTTCGCCAAGCTCCAGCGTCTGGATGTCGTAGTTGATCTTCACGAGGGCAACTCCAAAGGCGGCAGGAGCGCGATGGCTTCCTCTACTGTCGGCATCGGCTTGGCCCCGGTCTGGATCTCCGCGAGGTAGGCATAGCCGGCCTGCCACACGAGGGATCGCCACTCGCGAAACGCGATTCCCTCGGCTTGAAACTTGGCCACCGCAGGCTCGTCGGCGTATGTGACGGCGCTGTTGATGCCGTCGTACCCAAGTTCTTGGGCCTTCCGGTCCATGTGCGACTGAATTGCGGCACGAATCTCGGCCACCGTCGCAGGAACCGGTGCCGGTGCCGCTGGCGCAGTGAACGCACCATTCGCGTAGGAATAGCCGATGGCGACTGCTTGGTCGTCCGGGATGGGGATCAGTGTGCTGGCGATGTCCAGCGGCGCACCGCCATCCCACAGGACGACGTTTACCACTCGCCCATCCGCGACTTCAGCATAACGATTGGTCATCACGCGTACTCATAGACAATTGCAATGCCAGGACCACCCGGCTTCCCGGCCGCGCCGCCCCCCGCATTCGGACCTGCTACGCCGCCACCTCCGCCACCCCCTACGGTGGCCGGGTTACCGTCGTAGATTGAGCTTCCGTTGCCCAGCACCGAGGCACCGCCCTGTCCCGACACAGCCAAGTTTTGCGAGGCGATCGCGAAGCTGACGCCACCGGTATTTCCACATGCCGCGGCCAGCGCTACCCCGTTGTAGGTCGAGGCCAGGTCCGGATAGTTGTAGCCACCGCCTTGGCCGCCGCCGACCAGTGCGGCGCCGGTCGTCACGGGACCGGTAGCGCCGCCGCTTCCACCGGCCGCAATCAGCGTGCCGCCAAAGGTGGTAGACCCACCGGCAAAGCCGTTGCCGTTCGTTTGTCCACCCCCGGCGGCGCCAACGACAACAGCCTTACCTGCGAAGTTCTTCCGCAATAGGAGGCGAACATAACCTCCCGCTCCGCCACCACCTGCCGCGCCGAATTGCGACCCGTTCGTCGGAGGCGAGCCTGCACCGCCCCCGCCGCCCCCGACCATCTCCAGGACCACGAATCCCGTTCCTGGCGTTGGTGTGTAAGTCGCGCTTGAGGTGAAAACCCTCACATCGAGAAGCTGACCGACCGCGCTGACGACATTCACGCCATCCGAGGCCAGTAGTTGAGTGATCCCTTGCGGGATAACCACACCTGCACCGGCAGCGGTCTTGAAGGTAACCGAGAAGTTTCCGGACGTAGCGTTTCGCACAGTCCACGTCATCGCAGGCGCTGCCGGCACGGTGACGATCTTGTTGCCCGTGATGGCCCCCGTCAGATCGATGAAGCCATTGAGCGCTTCTGCGGCGGACAGCGCGACCGTACCCGCACCGCCTGCGATGCTTTTGGTCAGCTTCCCCTGCTCGCGAAGATATAGCTCATCGAAGTTCGCATTGACCTTCGTGAAGCCGGCACGAACGGTATCCCCATCGGTGCCGGCGGGCGGCGTGCCCATGTTAATGGTCTGCTTTGCCATGGTGTCAGGGATGGAATGCCTGTTCGAACGTTACTGTCAGCGTGAAGATGTCCGCGCCGATCGGCGTAAGGCTGTAAGAAGCCGCCTTGTACAAACCCTGCACGCCCATGGGCGGCGTCCAGTAGAAGGATCGGTATCCTGCGTGGGCGTCGAGGAAGGCTTTAATCGGAGCGATGTAGCCGCTCTTCCCAACGAACGAGAGCGGCCACGACTGCGACGCGTTATTCAGGCCGTCTCCAGCATCCTGACGATACCCGTCGCCGAACTGAGCAGAAAGCACCCGGAACTCAGTGGTTCCCTGGGCGCCAATTCGGGGAACCCAAGCGAAGGTTTCCGTCGCCATTACCGCTTTCCGTTGATCGCGTCGCGGATGACTCCGCCTTGACGCAACTGCTGATTGATCCGCGCGTCAACGGCGCGGTACAGGACGTCTATCGTCACCGTGCCGTCGTCAGACTGAGACTGCTGAACCTCAGTGCCTTGCGGCGCGTTGTGGAGGTTCACCACCACCTTGCCTCCGCCGCCACCGCCAAGCATGTGGTTCGGGATCACAGTCGACGCCGACCGCGGCACGACCAGTTCCGGCCCCCGCTCGCCGGTCAGGTAGACCTTCCCCGGGTCCATTGGGCCGCCGCTCGCGCGCGCGCCGCCAAACAGGCCGCCAAGCCAGCTCAAGCCCTCACCGATCAGCCCGCTGCCAGAACCACCCTTGATGAGGCCGCCAAACAGCGAGCGGGCGATCTCTGATGCCGCGGCTTCGGCGGCCATCCGCTGCAGTGTCGTGGCGAACCCCTTCAGCATTCCATCGAGCCCTTCCTCGAATGGGTCGAAGAGGAAGTCGGCGAGCGCCGATTGAATCCCGCGCGCGGCGTTCTCGCTGAAGATGTCGAGCGCCGACGCCGTCTCGTCAGCCTTCAAGACGAGCTTGTCGAACTGATCCTGCGCTGCGAAAGTGCCGCGAGCGTAGGTATCCCAGTCGATAGCACCGGCGGCAAGCAGGTCATTGAGCCGCGAGTACTCCGCGTTCAGACGCTCGGCGGGACTCCGGGTCTCCTCGTATAGCTTGCGGCCTTCCTTCAGCAGATCCTGTCGCTCCTTCTCCGCGGCAATCTGGTCGCGCGTCATGTCGACCAGGGTCGCCGCAGCCAGAAGCTGCTGCTGCATGTCCTCAGTGACCACACCGAGCTGACCGGCCTTGATCTTGGCCAGCGTCTCCTCGGCGACGGTCAGGTCCTTCGTCGTGATCAGCTGAGCCTCGAGGGTCTTGAGGTAGCGCTCAGCTTCGCTCTGACGCTCAGCCGCGGCCTTCGCGCCTCGGCCCCCACCGCCTGTTGCGCCTGCTTGGTAGTTGAGCCGCGCCGGGGCCGGATTGGCGCGCCTATCGTTCTGGTCTGCACCACCCCCGAGCGCGAGCGCCTGGGTCTGTTGCACGGTCTTGAGGTAGGCCTCTTGCTTGCGCAGGAGCGCCTCTTGAGTATCGAGAATCGCCGTATTGTCGCTCTCGAACAATTGCTTCCACGCAGGCATAGCAGCATACTCAGCACGCTGCTTCGCAATTCCGTCCAACTGCTCACGGATCTCCTTTAGCCGCTTCCCGGGGTCCTCAGTTTCCTTCCCGCTCGATAGCAGCCACCCGGTAAAGGACGTCTTCTGGATGTTCTGCAGCGTCGTTGCCAGCGAATTCAGGCTCGGCAACAGGTCACCGAGGATCGACTGCCCAAGGTCCCGGACAGAGGTCTTCAGGCGACCCAGGTTGTCCTGGAAATTCGCTGCCTCCGCGGCTGCCTCCGCGGTGACCTTTGTGGCGTTGTCGACGTTATCGGCGAGGTCGTTGAGGAACGGTAGGAGCGCAGCTCCGGACTTACCGAACAAGTCCGTCACCAGCGCCGCCTTGGCCGCCCCATCTTCATAGTCCTGCAGCTTCTTCGCGATTTCCGTGAAGAGCTCGGACGGGTCACGCAGGTTGCCGGCAACGTCCCGCGACGAAAGGCCGAGCGCGGCCAGCGCCTTCGCGGTCCGATTCGAATCGCTTTCGACCTCGGCCATCCCGCGCGCCAGACGCGTAATGGCGTCGTCGACCTGCCCCATGTCCTGGCTGAAGGTGAGCGCGACGCTTTGGATGCGGGACAGGCTTTCGACCGACGAGCCGGTCTTCTGCGCCATGTCATCGAGCTGCGCCAGCTGATCGACAGCGCTCATGGCCAGCGCACCTAGGGCGCCCGCCGCAAGCGTCAGGCCACCGACGACGGCCGCCCCGACTTTCGAAAAAGCGGCGTCAATCTCCTTGGCGCGCTTTTCCGCCAGTTTCGCGGAGCGATTGATGTCGGTGTCGAAGCTACCCGTCCGAGCGAGCAGGTCCACCACGATCGTGCCGATGCTCATACCCTTACCCCTGCTGCCCGCAGCAGATCACGATCCGCATTGGTGTGCTTGTCCTCGCGCTCGTCCATTGGCTGGAGCCACTGAAGACGTGCCTTCATGCCCTCATCGCCACCACCGCCCAGCGAACCGGCGACCAGCGCAGCGGGCCGGTGGAACCGATTGAAGTCATCGAATGGCCATCGGCGGTAAAACTCGGCCCACGCCAGGAATTCGGCCTGGCTCATGGTCTTCTTCCACTCCGCAACGGTCCGGCCGCCGAGCGCCAAGGCGATGGTGTGCCAGAGCCAGTCCTCGCTGTGGGCCTCTATGCGTTTCCCGGCTGATCCCCCGGCCGCATCCCGGCGACCTCGAGAACCGCAGAAAACAGCGCTCCAGCCGCGGCCGGCTTGAGCGTGGCCGCCCGCTCAACCGTGATCGCTGGCCGCCCGTCGGGCTCGCAGAGGCTCACTGCGATCAGCCGATGCACGCTCTCGGCACGCTCCTGTTGGTCATTGGACCGCTCTGCCAGAAGGTAGCGGCGGAAGTCGGCGGCCGGCACCTCCTTGAAATGAAGAACGTGCTTTGATCCGTCGGGCAGCGTGACTTCCTTCTGATGGATGGTTTGGCTGACGAAGAATGCTTCGCTGAGCATCGGTTCCCCTTACGCCGTCAGCAGGTCGAACGACACCGGCCCAGAGCGCTGGAGCGTGATCGTGCCCTTCCAGATGTCGTTGGTTGCGATGTCGATGTTGATGTCCGCCACGTAGCCGGAGAAGATCGCGGACACGCGGTCCACGACGGGCTGCATGACGCCACCCACGGCCGTCGGAGCCGTTGCGGCGTCGGAACTGTAGATGCCCCACGACACGGTCTCGCCAGACGCTTTCAGTGCCAGCAACTGTTCGTGCGCAAGTTCGCCCTTGTGGATGTTGAAGCCGACAGTCACCTGGCCGGGATTGCCGAGGCCCTTCACGTAGGTTCGGTCCTCGGTGTCGTCCAGGCAGGTCGTGTCCACTTGATCAGCAGCACCACCCAAGCCGGAGATCGAGGTTGCGCACACCACTCGCGTGACAGCGGTGGGACCGCTCGCCCAGTACAGTTCAGTTCCCTGCGACTTAATCACATCGGCCATTTCCGTTCACCCATAAAAAAAGCCGCCCGAAGGCGGCTGTTGATGGTTTGTCTACTGCCTATCGATTGGCCCACCAATCGAATGCCATGCTCAGTCGATAGCGCTGCGTTGCCGCGTCACGCTCGTTTGCCACGTAGGCGACAAGATGTGCGGCCGGCTCGATGGCGGCCCTTACCGCATTCGCCAAGCTCTCTACGCCAAGGTCCGTATCTGCCCAGCAGTCCACCTGGACGCGGAACAGATCTGCGCATGCCCCATCGAATGCGTTCTCCGCAGCGCCGCCGGCAATCGACCAGGTCACGTAAGGAACGACCACACCCTGCGGCGCGCTCCCATGTCGATAAGCTCTGGTCGGGTTGGTGCCAATGAGCGCTCTCACGGACGGCGAGCCGGCCAGCAGCGGAAAGACCTTAGGCAGCATCACCGTCCCTTGTCCATCTTTCGAATCACGCGTTGTATGGCGACGTTGATCTCGGTGACCACGGTGTTGAGCGCCCTGTCCCTGCTTGCCATGTACCCCGGCACCGCCCAAGGCATAGGCGCCCGGCGCTCCGTTCCGATTTCGAGCATCCGCCCCACCCCGTAGGCAGTGACGTTCTTGCCGAACGTGGCTGGATAGGTAGCGCTCTTGATCCGGACTCGATATGCCTCGTTGGCCCCAAGTTGCTGCGGTCGCGGATTTCTGGTTGCGATGATCGACTTCTGCAGCAAGCCCGTCGACTCTGTCGGGACCTCGTCCTTGTTTGGAGTGTCGATGATGCGTTGGACCTGCGCCTTCCACTCGTCCCGAACGATGTTCGCGCCTTTTCGCAAGCCCGATTTCACGGGTCCGCCTCGCTTGGATACGATCTCAGGCGGCAAGCTCTGCAGCTTCCTCAGAACATCGTCAAGTCCGCGCAGCGTAGCGGTATCAGCCATCAGGCACCCTCGCTCGGTCCGTCGACACAGCGCAGCCGCCATTCTCGGCGCCCGGTCACGTCAGTCTCGATCGACTGGATGTCGTACGCCCGCCCATCCCACAGGACCCGCCAGTCCTGGTCGAGCCCAGGGAACCAGCGGAGATTGATGCGGGCAGTCGTGTCTGCATTCTTGGTGGCAGCCGAGACGAACTCCTTGCCGGGGCCGGTCAGAACCTCAGCAGGCACGTCGACCAGAGGAACGCCCGACGGAAGCGCCGCGTCCTGCCACGACACAATGTCGGCGCCAGTCTCCGGATCCTGCGCATGGACCTGCCTCTGGAACGTAACGCGGTGCCGAAGCCGATATACCAACACGTCAGACCCCCATGCTGCATCGATACGGAAACAGCTTCACCTCCGCAGCGCGGCGCAAGCGCTCCGCCGCGTCAGGGTCTGCCTGGTAGGCGGCCTGCAATAGAAACAGCACCCCCACGCGGACGCTGGCCGGCATCACGTCCGGATCCGCCGGCGGCCCTTCCTCACCGCCGACAGTGAGCGGACATGCGCCGCTGAATGTCTTGCGGTTCATGAAGTCGAGCGCTTCCTGCTCGGCGCCGTCCAGCAGCATCTGCAACTTGGCGTCGTCAGCGTCGTGGATGACGTCCAGGAAGGTTTTGGCCTCCGACAATGGAATCAGGCTCACTCGTCGCCACCCGAAGCGCGACGGCCGCGGCTCGACTTGTTCGCCGGCTCGCTCGCCATCTTGTTCTGATGGGTGTCGGCGACCTTCTCCTCCTCAGCCGCGCCAATAGCCGTCGCCAGTCCCTTGGCAATAACGCCTTCGGCATAGGTCTTGGGAAGGTCGGCTTCCTGTCCCTTCTGCAAGCTGTCAAAATGTGTCAGTGCTCGCACCTTCATCTGAATCTCCCAGTATGAGCAGGGGCCGCCGACATGGCGGCCCCATCCTCGTTCGCAGCCGAATTACGGCGTCACCGCGCCGAGCGGCCCCTTGACCAAAGCCTCGGGCCGGTAGATCGCCAGTGCCAGGCGCTCTTCGACCCGGATCGTCGCCATGTTCCGGACGAAGTTGTCCTTGTTCTCGAAAGAGATCGCCACGTTTGCGTCGTCACGGTCGAGGATCTGGGCATGAGCAGCGAAGTCACCGACCAGAGCATTGCCCTGGACGATCGCTTGCGTCGACACCACATCCCGTCCCCAAACCCGCCCCGTGGTGGTTGCTTGGGGGTTCGTGAACAGGTAACCCTGTTGGCCGTCCTTCAGCAGTTCGATATTTGCCCAGTCCGTCGGATGGAGGACGATGCCGGTAGCGAACGCATTGGCCAGCTCGACCTGCAGCATCATCAGGCGCAGACGATCGATGGCCTGCTCGTTCGTCACGGTCGCTCCGGCCGGCTGGGCGTATGCAGTCGCCGCGGTATAGAGACCTTCGAGGTTTCCACTGACGCCAGAGCCGTTCAGCAGCTGATTTTCTTCCACCAGCTTCAGCTGATACAGCATCCGGCCTTCGATGTAGCTGCGAATGTACGGAACGTCATCCAGCATCTGCAGCGAGATGTCCGTCCAGTGCGCGATGGTCGAGACGGTCTGCGTGATGGTCTCGATCGTGATGTTGAACTCAGGCTTCAGCGCGCCTTCCGCCACGATCTCCGGGCCGCCGGTAAATCCGGTCTCGCGCGGGTAGAAGATCACAGGCTTGTCGGTGCGGCCAGGCATCAGCAGATCGCGGACGGTGAGTCGACGAACCAGCGGCCCGACCATCGGCATCTCGCGGCCGGGGAAGTTCAGCGCTTGACCGCTCGCCGACGAGCCCAGCAGAGCCTTGCGGCTCATCTCGATATTGATCGCCTTGCCCTGAACCGGGCGCTGAACGAGAGCCTTGGCTTCCTGGTTCTCAGCGAAGAACTTCTCCAGCACCTCGCCCAGAGTCTCGCCGGAGCCCGCGCCGACCCCCTTCAGTCCCTTGGCGACGGCCTGCTCCAGCTCATGCATGCGCTGGCCAATGTCGCCCTGCTTCGTAAGGGCTTCATCAACCTTGGCCTTCAGCTCCGTGGCGACGGTTTCGCCATTCTTGGATTGGCGCAGAACTTCCTGGCCCAGTTCCTTCACCTCTTTGGTGGCCGTGGCGAACTCTTTCGCCAACGTTGCCAGATCGTCTTGATGTTGTTCGCTCATGGATTTCCTCACAGATTGAGCCGTAGAGTTGCAAGCGCTACGCTTGCCGCCTTCTTCGCCTTAGCGTCGCCGGACTCACTCCGGAGCAACTTCGTCAGACCGTGGTTGGCGATCGCCACGGCCTGCGTTTTCGAAAAGCCGGCCTCACGCAGGAACTTTTCGAACTGCTGAATGGTGGGCATGTCCCCGGCTTCCAGGGCCGACTTGACCGCATCTACTCTCGCCAGATCGTTCATCGGAAACGTCACGAGGCTGATCTCCTTGAGGTCGAGCTCGTGAAGGATGGTGATCCCGCTCTTGTGGTCATACGTCTCGTTCTTGACGACGTATCCGATGGACAATCCTGTCACCGCCCGTGTCTTCATACCGCGGTGGGCGACCTTGGCAGTTGGAGCTACATCGACCCAGAGTTGTCCATCGCCTTTCAGGCCGTGGTCGTCTTCTATCAAGCTCGCCCAGTCGCCGATCGGCTCATCCGTCTTGTGTTGCCACAGCACAGGTAGAACCCGGTCTTCGCTCTTGAGACGCTCCAGGCTGGCGGAGAAGGCGCCCTTTTCGACGATGTCTCCGCCACCATCAACGTTGCCGAAGACCGACCCGTATCCGGAGAAGGTCCCATCGTCCGTTACAGAGTCAGTCTTGAAGACGAACTGCTTTCGCTGGAGCGCTGCGGTTCCGTGTTTCATTGCTGTCCTTCCTGTGGCGCCGGATTGAAGTCGCGCAGCGGCGCGATGATGGCGGTGATCTCGCTCTGTCCCAGCAGCGGGAATGCTGCCGCTATGGTGGCCTCTACCGTTTCAAGCGGGATCTGCTGCATTGCCGCCGCTTGCAGCAACTGCTGAAGGGCGGCAACTTGCGCGCCGTTGAGCGCCGTGTCCTGAACCCCAACATCGGGCACGGACACCAAGTCCTCTTCATTGCCTTGGCCTGCACCGCCCTGTCCCGTCGTCCCGATCCCGTCGAGGGGCGACAGCGCAGTTTGCACGGTCAAGACCTCTGCGTTTCCGCCCATCGCTGGCAGGTTCTCCAAGCGGCGGACCTCGTCTCGAGTCATCAGGCCGTTGTTCACCATGGTCGAGTAATAGGAAGCTCGAGCGGATGTGTCGCCGCGCAGCAAGCCCGACACGTTGAACTCACCGAAGTAGCGACGCTTCTCCTCCGGACCAAGGAGGTTCTTCCGTACCGATTGCTCAATCTTGCGCAACCAAGGCGTCAGCGAGTACGTCAGGAATCCGATGTTTTGCTGCTCAAGACCGGTGCCCCAGTTCGACGTCTTGTCACCGTGCCCGATGAGGGTCGGAGGAACACCGAACCAACGGCAAATCTCCTCAACGTTGAATGACCGGGTCTCCAGCATCTGTGCGTCTTCGGGATTCATGGAGAGCGGCTTGTAATCCATGCCGCCCTCCAGAATGAAGCTTTTTCTGGAGTTGGCCGCCGAGTATGCAAACTCATCCAGATGCGCCCGCATCTTGTCGCGTTGCTCTGGAGTCAGCCACATCTTGTCTGGCGTGGTGACAAACCCAGATGCGGACATGCCATTGCTGAACAATGCCTGGCTCGCCTCGTCTGCCGCGATCGCGCCTCCGAAGACCCGCGCCCCATAGCACACCGGCGAGATCCCGTCCTTGCCATCCAGCGTGAAGGCAGGCAGCTTCCAAATCCGATCCTCAGGGATCTCGCGCTGCTGGCTTGTGTCGGGATCTACGTACCGGTAGGTCGTCCGACCGTTCTTCGTGACCTTCGTCACGTTCGGCACGTACAGCGGGTCAAGGGCTACAAGCCTCCCACCGATGACGTCCTTCTCCGCGTAACCGACGCCGCGCAGCAGCATCCAAGCGACCATCACCTGCCAAAAGTCAACTGCCGTCATATCGGCGTTTGGCTGGTTGTGCAGCAGCTCATACAGGATGTGGTCTGGCGTCGCCTCGCGTCCGCCGTCCGGTAGGCGCCGATACATGCCGAATGGAAGCGTCGCAATGGTGTTCGACAGAAGGCGGACGCAGGCCATGACGGCTGACAACTGCAGGATCGCTTGCGCGCTTAATGGCTTACCGGTTGCGGACACCAGCACCCATGGCGCGTTCCAAGCGAAGCCGTCTCCTGCGTCATCGGGGACGCCCCCCACGCGACCGTACATGAGCTTTGTGCTCACTTCGCCTGCAGGCTTCCTGCGCCCACGCAGCACGGATACGATGGTCTTTAGATTCACGGGTTGCCTTCTCGGGTTGGCGACGGAGGCGGTTACGCGACGACAGGGTTATCAAAGAACCCGTTCATGTCGCCGACCTGCTCCATTTCACCTGCACTAACGCCAACGGCCATCAGCAACGCCGCCATGTCGTCGATCTTGTCGGCTGACCGCTTCTTGTCGGGCGCCATGTTCAGGTTTTGATCACGCCGCGCGACGATGTTCGACGCGCACCAACCAAGCAGTGGGTCGCCACCGTGCGCCAGCTTCCCAGCGATGTAGGCTCGCTCGAGCGCCTGCATCGCTGGGTGGTAGGACTTCGGCCCCTGGATGAACTCGATCATCGGGACGTTTTCGGCGACCAGCTGGTTGACCAGCTGGGAGGCGTTCCACGGGTCGTACGCGATCTGCTGCACGTTGAATCGCCCGACGGCTTCCAGCACGTCCTCGCGTATCACGTCGTAGTCGGTGACGTCACCGGGCGTTTGCTTCAGCAGCCCGGATTCCACCCATGCGGCATACGGCACCGTCCCGCGCTCGGTTCTGGACGCCACCGCGCTCTCCGGGGTCCATCGCCACCCGTGGGTGTAGATGACGCCGTCCACGTTCCACACCAGTCGGAATGAGGCGATGTCGGTGGTGCTGGCCAGGTCGAGGCCACCCCAGCAGGGGAAGTTCGCCAGCCAGTCCAGATCAACCGGGGCGCCGCACGCCTGCCACTTCGTCAGGTCGACCCAGCCCTCTGCGGTCGACGCCGGCCGGTTCAATCGCTTGATGCGGAACTCGGCCAACTTCGACGGCATCTGCTTCGCCTCGACCGCCTCCTTGCGGATCGCCCGCATGAGGTGCGGGTTGACATCGAGCAGCGGATTCGCCTTGATCCAGACCGACTCGTCGAACTCGTCGTCGGCGCGAATCCCGGCCGTCTTGTCCTCGTCATCCACTGCGTAGAAGACGACCAGGAAGTGGTCGGCGGTATGGCCGAACACACCTGACAGCAGCCGCTTCGCGAACTGCCTGATCTCAGCCCAAGGCCCTGGGTTCGTATAGCCCTCGGTGGTCGTGTACAGCCAGAGCGGGTTGCTTCGCGCGCCGGCGGCGGACGTCAGCACGTTGAGAAGGTCCGCCGTCTTGTGTGCGTGGATTTCGTCCAGGCCGACATGCGACGGGTTAAGGCCGTCCTGCGTGCTCGCCTTGGCGTGGATGGGCTTGAACGATCCGCCGGTTTCGAGCCGGCTGATCGCCTTCGCCCACACCTGCAGGCCGAACGCACCGCGCAGGTCGGACGTCCTCTCCGTCATGGCCTTGGCCACGTTGAAGATGATCGACGCCTGCGGGAAGGTCGTCGCCGCACTGATGACCTGGGCGCCAGGCTCGTTCTCGCAGCACAGGCAGTACAGCAGAATGCCAGCCGACAGCGTTGACTTCGCGTTCTTGCGGGCCACCGCGAACAGCGCCGAGGTGAACCGACGCCCGCCACCTTCACGGCTCCGGAATCCAAACAGCTGGACGACGAAGAAGATATGCGAGGGGTGGAGGACGATCTCAGGCGTTTCCCACTTGCCCTCGACGTGCGGCAGCTTCTCGATGAAGTCACAGGCGTCGCACGCGTGCCACTCGTCAAACACGAACGGGCAGCCGCGCTTCTTTGCCCTCTTCAAATCATCCAGGAACCGCTGCGCGGCCTGGCGAATCAGCTTGCCGAACTTCTTCCGCTTCTTGTCTGCGACGGCTTCCTTGGCGTACGCGATCGCGATGCCAACGTAGTCACGCATTGATGCTCCCGGCGCGCGTCAACCGGTAGCGCGCTTCCCGTTCGTGGCAAATTTGTTTCCGGCCGGCACATCGCCGGTCGCCTTCACCTTGCCTTGCGCCACCGGCGTCAGGCCAAAGTCGTTCTGCAGGTTCCGCAGCGTGCCGCTCATGCTTGCTGTCGGCGCCTCGCCGGCGGCGTAGAGCTGGACGATCTTTCCGTGTAGCGCGCACAGGTGAGCGAGCGGGCCGAGCGCGGCCTCCGTCAGAAGCTTGTTGGCCATGAGGATCGGCACCAGCCGATTCCATTCCTTGACGGCGTGCGAGTTGGGCAGCCAGTCAGGAGGGTCCGGCGGCGCGTCGACGAGTGGAAGCTCCACCCCGCCTTCGGGCTCGCGGTCCGGACGAGCCGTGCCCGCGATCGCCTTGAGCGTCGTCGGTTTGCGTGGGTTCGCCATGTTCGGATGCGTGCCAAAAAACGGTTTTTCTCAACTGACGGCGTGAAAAAAAGGCTGGCGCCCGTGCCGACGGGCCCTGGGGCGCGGACTTTCGACCCACCCCCTCCCGCGATGTTGCGTTTTCGCAACATCGACCAGAAATCCGTCCGGCCGCCCCATTTCAGTGCATCCCGCTGGACGAGATGTGTCTGATGCGCCACGCCGGCGCCATCATCGACCGCGATTGCCAAAGCCCCCGTCCTGCCGGTTCGTCTTGCTGCTGTGGCACGACACGCAGAGCGTTTGCCAGTTGCTGCCATCCTGGGGGTTATTAGTGCTGTCCCCGTCGATGTGGTCGACGTGGGCCTCACGCTTCCCTGCCACGAGCCTTCCGCATGCCTGGCAACGGAACAGGTCCCTTGCAAGAACCCACTCACGGATCTCGCGCCAGGCCTTGCTGCCTGTGTGCAGCGCCCGTGATCCCTGCCTTTGGTACTGCGTCTGGGCGTGTGTAGGGGTCGAAGGCTTCGACGGCTTGTAGGTCGCTGGCCGAGTCGGCATCACCCATCAAGGCCGCGGTAGCTCGGCATCGCCTCGCCGCTACCGTCCGCCATCGATGTCGCGAGTAGCGCGATCGCCTGAGCCAGCTCGCCGAGCGTCGCCACCAGTCGCGACTGTCCCTCGATCAGTTTGACCAAGAGGGCCTGCTGCTCATCACTCATCGCCTGCTCGCATAAAGGAAAAGCCCGACCACATGGCCGGGCAAACCCGGGCGAAGCCGGGCGGGAGGAGACACTGGTTGCGGCAGATGGAATCGAACCAACGACCTCCGGGGTATGAACCCGGCGCGCTTCCACTGCGCTATGCCGCAAAGGTGTGAGGGGCCGGTGCTGCGTTCTTTCCGGCTTCCGATTTGGTGTCAGCTTGGTTTTTGGCCCATCACGGACGGCCAGCCCGCGCGCATCAGCCTGCGTATTCCCTCAGCCAGACCGCCTACCTGCTTTTCGTCATGGCACGGGGAAGAGCCTGACGGCAAGCGGTCTGGATGAGGGCCATCGCCGAATGCCAGAAACGAAAAAGCCCGCGAGGCGCTAACCTGGCGGGCTTCTTTTCTCGGCGCGAGCGCCGCCCTTCTAGGCGGCGGTCTCGGCAATGGCCGGAATCAAATTGTTCCGGCGAGTATAGGCGAGTCGTTCGCGCAATGCAATAGCCTCTTCATCGAGGCGTTCCAGCTGCCGGCGAAGCGCTCGTTTGGCGCTCGCCATCTCCAGGTCGAAGACGCTGTGCGGGCGCTGCCGGATGCCGAGCTTCCGGCAAACGATCCACGGCGGCATGTTGGTGATGTAGGAGAGCTTGAGCAGTTGCTGATGGTGGATGATCAGCCGGCGCCAAGCCATCGTCACCAGCTCGGCGTCTCGCTCATCGACCACCACCACATCCGACGCGTGCGCGCCATTGGCGCAGATGTCCGCCAGCCGCGCCCATGGGGCACAGTACCCCGGGCGGCCGCCGCCTACCCGATTCGCCTTCCCCCAGTTCTCCAGCCGCTCTTCCAGATTCATTGCTTTCCCCGTCCAGTCAAACCCACACCTGCCTGCCACCTCTACAGCAGTCGCGAACAAACCCATCCAATCGCGAACGCGCCGGCGGCCACGAATACCTGCTGCACTCCAATTGCGTGGCACACACCTGCCCATGCCACGCACACCGACACAACGATCACCAATCGCATCGCTTCACTCCCTGCATCCACCGCATGTACGGCAGCCGGACGCGGACGTGGAAGTGCGCCTCCGCCTTCGGCACGCTGTCCAGCTCCGCCCGGCTGGTCACGTCGCACAACTTGCGTACCACCGCGGCCGCCGTCGACTCGCTGTAGACCGGCTCGCCCGTCCGGTGCATCAGGAAGTCCCAGAAGCCGGGCTCCCGACACCAGATGCCGGCCAGCTTCGCCAGCGCGCCGCCCTTGGCCGTCGTCATGCCTGCGCACCCATGCCGAACAGCGCCTGGACAAGCGGATGCTGCTGCGCGAGCACGCCATGCTTCTTCAGCTTCCGTCGAATCGCGCACCGATCGATGATCGCCTTGTAGCGAAGCGGATCCTCCTCCCTCATCCGGCGCATCCGCTCCGCCTGGCGCTCCGACGGCGTGACCACCTTGGGCCTCTTGGCGTCCTTGCCTGGCACCGGCAGCCACAGAGGGGTCGCTTGCCCGTGCGGGTTCGGGCGCCAACGCACCACATGGGCCAAGCCGTCTCCGTGGCGGTCCTTCAATAGCTTGTCGATCGATACCCGGGAGGCGCCTGTGAGCTCGACCAATTCGTGCACGGTCCGGGCGCGCCCATCCTTGCAGATCTCCTCGATCAGTGGCCAGATGGTGGAGCGGTATCCCTTGTACGGCTTGGGGCCGAGGCCCATCTCTGCCGCCTTCATCTGCACCGCGTCCTTCGATCGCCCGAGCTGGTCGCCGATTTCCTTAAACGTCCTGGTGGGGCTATACAGCTCACGCAGCTTCGCCTCGTCTTCTGGCGTCCATCGCATGGTCAGGCTTCCCCCACGTTGCGCCAGGATCCGGACATGAAGACGATCCGGCCTGCCTTCCGCTCCTGCTGCAGCAGGCGGTCGGCCGCGCGGTAGGCGACGTCCACCTGCCCCGACATACCGGCCTCGTGAAGCGCCTCGACGATGACGCCCATGACGTTGGTCGCCGTGAAGCGACTGCGGCGCGCCATGTAACGCCTGGCCTTGTCCAAGGCCTCCACCGGAACCACCACGCCGTCGACCTTCACGATGCCACCTTCGGGACGTCGCCCACCCGACGATCGACGACGATCTCACAGGTCGCTTCGCGGTACATGCCGGTGCTGGTGTCCTGAATGGAGATGTGAACGTTCTTGACCTGCACGCGCTTGTCGTCGAGGCGAAGCCCAGCCGCCTTGGCAACGGCCTCCGCGATGACCTTGTGCAGCTGGTTCTGGTCAAGTCGGGCGCGGTAGCGCTCCTCGTTCACCTCCGACCGCCCCACTTCGATGTCCTTCACTTGACCTCCTTGATCTCGATCCCCATCACCGCCATGAGATGCCGCTTGATCCGGTATCCCTCGGTGATCTTCCCTTTCACGTCTTCGGTGATCTCCCGCCCTTCGCCGTCCCGATAGACGAAATCCGCGACGTACCGCAGCGCCGGGCGCTTCCGCCCCTGGATCACCACCCCTGGCGCCAACTCGAACACCACCTGCCGCCGCAATCCGCTGATCAGCCCCGCCCGCTCCATCTGGGCCAGATGGAGGTACCGCTCCATCTCCCGGCGGCTGTCGAACTTCATGCCATTCAGCGATACACGGGTGTTTCGATATTTGCTCTGCCCTTTCGCCGAAGCTCCCGAATGGTTTTGGCCAGCCGCTGCGCCTCCACCAAACCCCGGGCCTTCTCCACTGCCTTCAGCTGCTCGGTCACCTTCCAGTCCGGCAGCACCGCCAGCCGCCTTGCTTCGCACTCGTGCCGATACTCTTCGTCCGTTCGCATTTCCGTACTTGCCCCACAAACCCATCAGATGGTCTCCATCACGCATTGCACCCAGGCAGTCGCCGCTTCCGCGTTGATCGCGTTGCCGTAGGCGCGCAGTCGTCCGACCCGGCTGCCTTGGTCTTTGCGCGGGCGAAGCGCGGCGAGGCGTTCTTGATCGGCGCGCACTCGTCCCAGGCCACCGGGAGCCCCATCAACCAGCGGGAATGTGCCGGGTTCAACTGGCCGCCACTTTCCATCCCGGCAGAGGAGCCAGTCAGCAGCTCTCCAGAAGCCGTTAGTCGGGCCGGTTGATCGGTCCGGCACACGTCCACCGTCTTGCGACTGCTGTCGTTGTTCCCCGCGGCGTTGTTGCCGTTCTGCGCTGGCGTGCCCGCCATTGGTGTCGGCCAGCCAGCCAAGTGCACCGCCACGTCCGCCAACCCGATCTGCGGATCGGTCGGCTTGCGGCCATTCGTGATCGGCGGCCGGGGCTTCGCGTCCACGATTGACGCGCTCGGCGTCGGCCAGCCCGACAGCCAGTGATGCGTCGCGGCGTCCAACCTCATTCCCTTCTTGCCGCCGCCCCGCTCCGAATACGGTTTCGACGGCGCACCCTTGAAGTCGGTCGATGTGGGCGTCGGCCACGCCGCGAGCGGCGCGGTGCGGGGCAGATCCCGCGGATTCTTTCCGTCGCCCGCGCTGTTGCGCCAGTCCCGGGCCAGCGGCGTGGGCCACCCAGTAGAGTCGGTCTCGGATGTGCGGCGCACCGACGCCCGCAGACGGAAACGGGACCGCCCCGACGGCGTAATCCAAGGCTTCCAGGTCATCGCATACAAGGTCGATCCAAGGATCTGCGTCCTTGCTCGCAACCTGCTCTCCAAGGACCGTTGCAGGGCGGCACTCGCGGATGAGGTGGTGCCAGTGCGGCCAGAGGTGCCGCTCGTCAGCAAACCCAAGTCCTGCGCCTGCCGCGGAGAAAGGTTGGCAAGGACAGGAACCGGTCCAAACAGGTCGATCGTCGCTCCAACCGGCACGCCGGAGCGCATAGGACCAGACTCCCACGCCGGCGAAGAAGTGGCACTGTGTGTATCCGCGAAGGTCGCTTGGTCGAACATCCCGAATGTCTCTCGTGTCAACGTCCCCCGGCGCGATGTGGCCGGCGGCGATCAGGTTGCGCAGCCACTGGGCCGCGTATGGGTCGATCTCGTTGTAGTAGGCCGTCATGCCGCTTGGTCGACCGGCGGCGCGCCGTAGAAGTATTCGTGGACGCCCGCATGGAGCGTGTTCTTCGTCCGCAGCAGGTCGGCCAGCAGGTCACGGCGCCATACGCCCTCGCCCGCCCGCTTCAGGACCCGCACCTTGAACCGGAAGAAGTCCTCGCCGGCCTTGTGCTGGACGCCGAGCTCCGCCGCCTTCGCCTCGATGCCTGAGGCCGACTTCCACCACTCCGCCGCGGCGGCGATCGACACGGCCCCGGCCTCGCTGGCAGCCTTCACCGGCGGCTGGTCGGTCCAGCGCTTGCCGTTCAGCCAGGTCGCCGGCAGCGGGATGAACTTGCCGCCTTCCTCGCGCCACAAGTCCCACTGCGACTGCGCCGCGATGGCCGCCAGCAGCTCGTCGAGCATCGCCTCGTCGGCGTTCAGCTTCCGGAATGCCCGCTCGGCGTCCACCTTCGCTGCCTTCCGGGGATAGGCCTGCCAGAACCGATCGAACAGGACTTGGGATTTCTTCGCCTCGGCGCGCGCGCCCTGACGGTTCCCTTTCGGTTCTACTGGTGGTTCTTTACGGTTAGGGTGCATCTCCTGCGGGGGTCCCCCGCATATGCTGCGGGGGTGGGGTGCATCTCCTGCGGGGGTGGGGTGCACATCCTGCGGGGGTGCACTTCCTTCGGGGGTGCACGCCGTGCGGGGGTGCATTTCCTGCGGGGGTGAATATGCTGCGGGGGTGATGGTGTAGCTGGTGCTACGGCCCGTTGGCCGCGTCGTCTTGAGCGCGCCGGCAGCCTCCAGCCACTTGATGGCGTTCTGCACCGCCCGCTCCGACGCGCAAACCCGCTTCGCGATGGTGGCGATCGAGGGCCAGCAAACCCCTTGGTCGTTGGCGTTGTCCGCCAGGGAGATCAGCACCGCCTTCTGGGCAATGCTCATCCCTTCCAGCGGCCAGCACTGGGACATGATGATGGTGCTCATGCCGTGACTCCGGTCCAGGCAACGACGGCTGCCATGCTACGATTTCGAGCTTCTTGGTTCGGAGACATCGACGTGAAGCAGAACCCCATGACCAGCCACTCCTGGACGGAAATCGAGGATGCGATAAACAAGGCCCTGAGCGAGCTTAGTGGGCTCGAGGTGACGGTGAAAATCACGTCCTGCTCTTTGCAAGAAGAACCGATGCGCGCCCTTACCGGACGCCTAGACAAGGCGAACGTAGCTCTGACGCTGTCGGCATGCGATCCATTGCATTCGCCTGATCTGGGGTTCTGATAAGGGGTAGCGGGCGGAGGAGGTTCGATCGGCTTCATGCGGCCACCCTCAGCAGACCCTTCTCGAACAGAAGGCCCACCGTCCGGCGGTGCGCCTCCTCCCATGCCGCTTCACGCTCCGCCCGGGTCATCTTCGATCCTTGGTCGATCTCGGCGTGGCACCGGAAGCAGAGCGCCGCGATGCGGTAGTCGTGCGCCTTGATGCCACGGCCCTTGCCGTCCCGCAGCTGGTTGGAGTGGGCCGCCACCACGGTTCCATCCTCGCGGCCGCACATCTGGCAAGGGAACGCGCGCACCGCCTCGAGCAGGCGCTGGTTTCGGTAGACCGCCATCAGAACAGGCTCCTCTGCGGGCTCGGCCGGCACACCGGGCGGATCGTCCGGCCGGTCACCTTGCATGGGCGGCTCGGCCCCTGCTCCAGCTCACCCTTCTTGCGCAGCTCGTTGACGCGGCCGCTGACCGTGTTGATCGCCAGGCCGCTCGCCTGGGCAATCTCCTGCAGCGAGTAGTCCCGCGGCCAAGCGCCGATCACGCCCATGATTTCCTGCTGGACGCGGCCCAGTTCCCCGGTGGTCTTCATCCGCTGGTAGTTGCGGATGCTGGTGTGCGTAACGGCGGTTTGCATGCGTTCCCCCTACGCGGCCTTTGCGGCCTTGTATTGCTCGGTCTTGAAGCCGGACAGCCATTCGAGATAGGCGTCGGTGCCCGGCGGCCAATGCGGGTTGTCGTGCTCGCTCTTGCCACGGCGGAAGGCCTCGGCGCCCTGCTCCCGCACCTGCTCCCGGGTCATCAGCTCGTGGATCATCGGCCCAGCTCCGGCACCGCCAGCGCCGCGATGCGCTCGGTCAGCGGGACCATGCGGTCCTGGATGTCGCTGCCGTCGTCCAGGTAGACGAACAGGTAAGCGCTCGTCTTGGCGACGTAGCGGGCGAACTTGGCGCGCTTGCCGCTCGGCAGGCGGTAGACGAGCCCTTCGGTCAGGTGGCGCAGGTTCATGCCACCACCCGCAGGCTGCTGTTCAGTTGCGCGGAGACGTCCTCGCGCGCCTTCTGGAGCGTGCGCTCCGCCTCGGCCAGCTCGCGCTCGGCGCGCTGCAGCTCGGGCAGCGTCGCGCCGTCGATCAGGTTCGCCACCGCCGCCTGCGCCTCTGCCACTTCCATGGCGATGGACACCAGGTGTTTCGTTGCACTCTGCGTCTGGTGGGTATCCCCGTCCAGGCGGCGCACCGTCAAACCCAGCGGCGCGAGGATGTTGTTGACCAGGGTGATGCGGTCCTCCACCGGCAGGCCGGCCAGGATGGACGGGAGGAAGTTCGCCGGCAGAAGGTTCGTGTCCTTCGTGTCGTCGTCCAGCCAGCGGAAGATCCGGTCCGCGTTGACCTTCGCGCGCTCGAAGGTGTCCGTGGTCTTGGGCTCGAAGCGGATCCCGGTGGTGCCGATCCCGCCGATGCGCTCGTGCGCTTCAACGATGACGTCGGCCACCGCCTCTCGGCTCCATCCCAATGCCTTGCGGCACGCGTTCACGTGCTCGCGCACCAGGCCAATCAGTGTTTTCTGCGATCCGTTTCGCATGCCTCTTTCCCCGTTGCCTTCTAGACTCGCCTCACAACAACAAACGAGCCGCCCCATGAATTCCCGCGCCCAGACCTGCAGACGCCTCTGCAGCAAAACAGCAGGCACATCTGCATGCGACCGATGACACACTCGGGCGCATGCAGACCTACAGTGATCGACTGCGCTGGGCTATGGCCCAAGCAAACCCGCCGATGTCTCAAGCCGCCCTTGCCTCCCGCATCGGCGTGCGCCACCAGTCCATCAACTACCTCTGCAACCCGAAGCGGAATCCAAAGTCCAGCCGCCACACCTATGCGATCGCTACGGTTCTCGGCGTGTCGCCGGAGTGGTTGGCCACCGGCATCGGATCGCCACGCCGCACCGCTAGGACAAGCGCAGATCCATTCCTCTTGCTGCTCGACTGCTTGCTTTGTCTGCAGACGATCAAGGACCGACTCGAGCAAGCGGCCGAGCTCATGCGCCGGGATCGCTAAACTCGGTCCGCGTCCAACTCAGGCCAAACGGTCCGCCAATCTCTCGGGCGCAGATCCTTTCGCGTTACCGCCCCGCCCGTCGCGCGCTCAACTGCCGCGCACCGTTCAGCCGGCACCGGGCGCAGTCCCATCCGCCACTGGTAGACCATCGCCGGACTCACGCCGACGACGCGCGCGATCTGGGCCGCTTTCTTGGCGCCATCGCTGGCGAGGTATTCGTTGAGGTTCATAGCGCAACTATAGCGTTGCTACAGATAAAACACAAGCCATGCTACAGCGCATGGCCGATAGCATTGCTACATGAGAATCTGGTCACAAGAAGAAGAGGCGCGGCATTTGCGGGATCGGTTTGCGAACGTCAACCGAGCGGAGTTCGCGCGCCAGCACGGAATCAAAGGGGGTCAGGCCAGCATCTACCAGCACATCAATGGCATCCGCCCGATCAGCCTAGACGCCGCGAAGGCGTACGCGCGAGGGTTCGGGGTGCCGCTGGAAGAAATTAGTCCCCGCCTCGCCAAGGAGGTATCGGAGGCGTCCGCCTACGCCGGGCCAGCTGCAACAGCAAACCCAGCACCAGAACGAGAGACGTGGCCGTTCTCCGCACCCTTCACCGACTACCAAGCCCTTTCGCCGAAGGACAAGTCCGTGCTCGACCAGACTGTTTCGAGGTTCGTGGCCGGCTGCTTGTCTCAGCGCGAGCGCCCTCAGGCAGAACAGACTTTCGAGATGTCGCACCACAAAAGCGACACCGAACAGCAGACCGTCCGTCGACGGCGATCGAAGTAGAACCTTTCGGGAGAAGGAAATGGGTTGGTTGACAGATCATTTTCGCAAACCGGGGCAAGACGACCACGGACAGCCGTTGGCCCCATATCGGAAGCAGGCAGTTGCCGCCCGGCAGATCGATGAGCTCATCGGGATCGTGAAGGGCGTAACGGCCGACGGCATGGTTCATCAGGGCGAAGTGGAATACATACTGCAGTGGCTTGAAGCCAACCGCGGTGCGATGCAAGAGTGGCCGGCAAAGGCAATCTATCCCCGCCTGTCCGCCGCATTGGCGGATGGGAGGATCGACGAGGAGGAAGAGCGGGAAATTCTCGACCTTCTTTTGTCCACGGTGGGCGGCAACACCGCACCCCAAGCCGGCCAGCCCAGTGACAGCACCGCCCTCCCGCTTTGCAATCCCGCGCCATCGATCGTCTTTGAGGGCCGGACGTTCTGTTTCACTGGCAAGTTCTCGAGCGGGAGCCGGTCCTGGTGTCAGGAAGCCGTCGTAGCGCGCGGCGGCGCGCCGGCGGACACCATCACGAAGAAGCTGCACTTCCTCGTGATCGGAGAGATCGGTAGTCGCGATTGGCTCCATTCCACTCATGGGACGAAGATCCTCAAAGCCGTGGAATACCGAGATAACGGGGTTCCGATCTCAATCGTGAGCGAACGACACTGGTTCGACCACCTTCGATAAGCGCTTCTCATACCGAATAGGCCCGCCGCGCGCGGGCCTGTTTCTTTTTATCAGACGCCTGTGCGGAAACAGCAGGCGCTTCTGCAGAAAGAATCACATTACTCTGCCGTTCTCTCCTGATGACACGAAGCCGCCATCAGACGCGGCAGAGGAGCGGTATGGGAAGGGTCATTCAACTCGCGGCCTACGCTCACAGGCGGCGAGCAGCCTCTGTCTGTGACACAGCTTCCGACGAGACGGACGAGGAATCCGGGTCGATTCACGTTCTGCGCCGGCCGGACGGATCCCGCTCGGTCACCCTCCGGGGCATCTACGCCCAGGATCATCCGTACGCGATCGAAGCACTGGCCGACGCCATCTCACAAATTGCCTCCCACATGCGACGCGCCAAGATCCCATGAAGAATCTATAGCGTTGCTTCAGTAGCAGTGCTATAGTTACCCCGTCAACGACTACTTCGGAGATGCGGGATGGGTCAGTTCATGCTTTTCATTGGCGGGGTGTGGCTGGCGATCGTGCTGATCGCTATTGGCGTCGTTCGTGGTGGCGCGGAGGTCTGACATGGACTGCACCCAGCAAGACTTCGAGCGCGTCACCGCCGATCACCAGATGACCGTCTATCGGGACGACGGCGTCGAGCGGCACCTGTCGTTCCGTGACAAGGACGGAAGCAGCAGCTACTGGTTCGAGATCCTGACTTGGCCTGGTGCCCTCTGCATCCGCGGCGACTGTGGCACGTACGTGTTCAGCCGCACGCGCGACATGTTCGAGTTCTTTCGTCAGGGCATGGGAAACGACCCGAGCAGGCTTCGGATCAATCCCTCGTACTGGATGGAGAAGCTCCAGGCCGTCAATAGCTGTGGCTATGGGGAAGGCGCTGCCAAGCGCTTTAGCGAACAGAAGTTCCGACGCAACGTGGTGCACTGGTTCCGTCGCCACACTGATCCAATTTGGCACCCGGAAGCGTACGAACATCGCTGGGCCATCTGGAAGACCATCCGTGAAGAGGTGTTGGAAAGGGTCGACTCGCACGACCCGAGCTACAACTTCACGTTGCTGAACGACTTCGAGGTGTGGATCGATGTCGAGATGAAGTTCCGCCACAAGAACTTCTTCGACGAATTCTGGGAGCTCGACTGCAAGGACTACGACCACAGTTTCCTGTGGAACTGTTACGCGATCGCCTGGGCCATTCGTCAGTACGACTCGCACCACGCGGCCTTGGAGGTCCAGTCGTGACCGCCTATCAAGCCGCCGCTCGCCAGGCCGAAACCGAGAACCTGCACGCTGAACTGCTGCACGAGCTCGAGCGCGCCCACAAGATCATCCGCAACGCCCTGCTGCTCATGTCGGTCAGCCAGGTCATGGTCTGGACCGAGCGCAACGCGCGCGACGGCCTGGCAGGTAAATGCGTGACCCGGGCGGACGAGCGTGCCGCCGCGATCCAGCGCGCGGGAGGGACCATCCAGTGACCTTCTTCCGCGCCCTCGCCTTATGGTTCGCTGTCGCCATCGGCGCCATCGCGCTCCTTGGGCTGCACGCCTACCTGGACGCCGATTCGACCACCACCCCTGTCTGGAGGTCCGCATGAAGTTCCACGTCTACATCGACGGGCGCTATGCCTATCCGGGGATCTACGCCTGCAGCATCGATGCAGTGATCGACGCGATCTGCCTGGGCGCCCGTAAGGTCAAGGTGGTGCCCGCATGAGCCACGCCGCCGCGGCCGGCGTCACCGGCGCCCTCTTCCTCTTGTTCATGGCGCTCGGCGCCTACCTCTCCTACCGCACCATGAAGCGCGCGGTGGATGACGCTCTGAAGGATCGTTCCCATGGTTGATCAAACCCCAAGCGCAACCGAGAAACACGCCTTCGAATCGTGGTGGGGCACCGGCCAGTGGCCCACCGATGTCGCGCCGAGTGCATGGGCTCACAGGGAATCTGCCTGGAGCGCTTGGAGCGCGCGAGCCACCCTCGCGCAACAGCAAAGCGCGTGGCTGACGAAGGAAGACCTGGACGCCCTCTCCGATTACATCTACGAAGCGCTCGGGCGGCCATCCGATTGGGGCGGGTTCGACTACGACGGCGCGCGTGCGGCGCTATCTCGCGCCGCCCCGAGCGTTCCGGTGGTGGCATGGGTGCGCTTCTGCAGCGATGGCGGCGTGGAGGCGCCGATTATGGATTGGGACCGCCGCATGGATGATGCCCGCAGGAAGTCCGGCGCATGGACGCCGCTGGGCGTTATTGCAGCCCCGCAGCCGAACGCGCAGCAGGCCGACTGCAAGTGCCGTCGCCTTGGTGACTGGGATGGCGCGCACCATCCGCTGTGTGATTCGGCCGCCGAGCAGCCCGCCTCTTTGCAGGCAGAGAGCGTCAAAGAGAATGCAGAGAGCTTGCAGAAAGGCGGGGAAGCGCGGGGGGTGGTTGCGTCCATTCTAGGCCCCGATGAGGATGGCATTCCCATCGCCCGCTACTCGCATCGCAGCACCGGAATGCTGCCGCATCCGAACGGTACTTGGGTGCGGTACGGCGAGGTCGAGCAACGCGCCGCCCTACTCGCCGCGTCCGCCGCAGCCCTGGCGATGACGTGCCCGAACCAAGATCGCAGCGACTGCGCGATGTTCGGGGCCGCGCCCGCCGCAGCAGAGGCGCAGGCACCAGTGGCGTGGAAGTGGCGTCGGCACAAAGTCGACCAGTGGCAATCGGAAGGCCATTGGGATGCCAGCGCGGCCGGATACGCCGCCGATCTGGAGCGTAAAGGCTTTGAAGTGGTTCGACTCTATGACGCACCGCAACCTGCCCAATCCCGGCAGGCGCAAGGCGGGGCGCTGTCGGATGAGGACATTGAACGCGAATGGGATCGCGCGTGGAAAGAGGTCAAGCCGCCAATCGGGATTCGCAAGGTCGTCTGCGCCACTGTCCGTGCATGCCTCAATCGCGCCGCATCGGAGCCGCGCACGGAGGGGCTGGAAGGCTACAGCTATCAGCAGTTGTTCGATGCAATCGCGTTTGCGACGTGCTCGCCGATTGCCGGACAAGTCGCTATTTCAGTTGCGGATTTCCGCGCTTTCCTCGCCGCGCAGTAGAAGGGGGCGTGATGGTCAAGAACTGCGTGAACTGCAAGCACCTCAAGCTGCGCAAGCGGTGGGGCATCGTCATTGAGCCGGCCTGTCGCGCTCAGGCGGGGAAGAAGTGGCCGATCAGCGTCGCTCTGAAACAAGAGCGATGCGGACCGCGCCGAGCGTGGTGGACCGCGCAACCGACCGGAGGCGGCAATGCAAATTGATCTCGATGCGCTGGAACGTCTGGTGAAGCGCGCGCTCGCGGTACGACACACGAACGTCGGCATCGAAGCGGCAGAGCTGTCGGCCCTGATCGCCAAAGTTCGTGAACTGGAGCGCCTCAGCGCATCCGCATACCAGAACGGCATGGCGGACGAACGCAAGGCAAGCAACCTGTACGCGAAGGGCTGGAACGACGCGCGCAGAGCGATGGACGTGCAGCGGTCGAGTGTCCGGGGCTATCAACCAGCGGGCGGGAAGCTGCCGCCTCCACCAAGGCCGGCGCAGCGCGATACGGCGCGAGGCGTGCCGGAGGGGTGGAAGCTGGTGCCGGTGGAACCGACTCCGGAAATCATGGCTGGCGCCGCCCTCGCTGTTCTGCGACCCGCATCGAAAGCCGACCTAGAGCTTGCGCAGGCGACTGCACGCATCGTGCTGGAGCGCGCGACCGCTGTGCCGCCTGGCCTGACGGCGGACATGCTCGCCGCCAGCATCGCCACAATGGCACCAGCCTACCGCGCCATGCTCGCCTCGGCATCCACGCCGCCGGCTGGCGATGCGGAGCTGGATCGAGATGCGCAGCGGTACGCCTACGTGCTGGACTGCGAAGTGATCGCTGCGCGGAAGTACCTGCCTAACCTCGACGCTGAAGAGTTCAAGACCAAGCGTCGCGCCGCCCACGACGTCGCTATAGCCGCCAGCAAGGGAGAGAAGGCATGAAAGCCAGACGAATCCGAACGCTCGCCCAGCAGCGCGGCAAGGTCATTACCGACAAGCTGCGCATCGGCCCCGACTGGGTGCCGACGCCGCGAAACATCAACGCGCTGCCCCGGCCGCTGCGCGACTACATCATCCGGCTGGAGGCGCGCGACCCGCAGCACAGCATCAAGAAGATCGCCATGCTGCAGGACCACATCCGCATGGTCGAGACCGACAACAAGCGGCTGCGGCGCCTGGTCGAGTCCGAGCACAAGGAGGCGGAGCGCTATCGCACCTTCTGCGCTGCTGGCTGGCCCATCTGCTTCCTTGGCACCGAATACCACGACAAGGAAGTCCTGGACGCGGCGATCGACGCCATCCGCCAACCCAACAATGCTCCTCTCGGCAAGGAGGTCCGTCGATGAGCCGGAATTGGTCCGAGGCGGAGCTTGACGTGCTGCGCCAGTTCTACCCCTCCAGTCGAACCGAGGACATCGCCAAAGCGTTGGGCCGGCCCGTGCCCGCGGTCTACAACAAGGCCGGGCAGCTCGGCCTGAAGAAGAGCGCCGAGTACCTGGCCAGCCCCGCCGCGAACCGCCTCGATGGCAAGCGGGGCGCGCAAACCCGTTTCGGCAAAGGCCATGCTCCGTGGAACAAGGGACTGAAAGGAGCGACCGGCAAACACCCGAACTCCGTACGGAGCCATTTCCGCAAGGGAGAGCGGCGCGGTGTGGCGAACACAAACTACAAACCGATCGGCAGCGAGCGGATCAGCGCCGACGGCTACCTGGAACGAAAGGTCACCGACGATCCGTCGATCGTGCCGGCGAGGCGTTGGGTTGGCGTCCACCGCCTGGTCTGGGAAGCGGCGCACGGACCCATCCCGCGTGGGCACGCCGTAACGTTCCGGCCTGGCCGTCGGACTACCGATGCCGCCCTGATTACCCCTGACGCGCTAGAGCTGGTGAGCCGCGCAGAGCTGGCCCGACGCAACCACCCAAGATCGCGATCGCCCGAGCTGGCGAAGCTCGTCCAGCTCAAGGGAGCGATCACCCGACAAGTCAATCGAATCGCCCGGAAAGCGAAGGAGAAGGCAGTATGAGCAACAACATCGCAACCGTCCGTCAGCATCTCCTCGACACGCTGGCTGATCTCCGAAACCGCGAGAAGCCCATGGACGTCGATCGCGCTCGCGCGGTGGCGGACGTCGCGCGCGTTCTCGTGGACAGCGCGAAGGTTGAGGTCGACTTCCTCAAGGCGACCAACGCCACCGGATCCGAATTCCTGCAGCCCGACGGCTCGGAGGGTGACAAGAACCCGAGCCTTCCGTCCGGCATCACAGGGATCCGCCGACACGTCCTGCGCTGAGGATCAAAATGGGAGCATCGCTTAAACCCATCTATCTCGACCTGCCGACCGTGGCGGCGGTGGTCTCGCTCTCAGAGGCGCAGATCCAAAAGCTGGTGCGTGAGGAGCAATTCCCTCGCCCTCGCATGCTGTCCGGCCGGCGCGTTGGCTGGCTGCTTCGTGAGATCGAAGACTGGGCCGAGGCACGGCCGGTATCCAACCTATTGCCTCCGCCGAATACCGGCCACCCCAATCGCGGCGCGGCCATGCGTCAAGCGCGCGGCGGCAACGACGCGGCCAGCTCCTCCAGCTTCGCGTCGACCACCGACAACCACTGACGGCGCTCGGCATCGTACGTGTGCCGGTTGTAGACGCCGCGCGAGCCGGGAATCATATGGCCGATGATCACTTCTGCGACCTCCTCGCTGCAGCCCAGTGCAGCGAGCATCGTGCGAGTCGTCCGGCGCAGGTCATGCGGCGCCCAGTGCGTCACGGTCAATCGCGGGCGCTTCGATTCAGGCCTGGTCTTTGAGTAGGGCTGATGGAAATGGACCGCGGTCTGGATGACCTTTTGTTCTATCGATCCGTTGTGCCGGTTCGGGAATAGATAGCCGCGGCCATATTGCTGCATGCGCCGGCGGACGATCTGTTCGGCCCTGCCGATAATGGGCACGCGGAAGTCGGTCGCATTTTCGTGGCGGGCATTCTTCGTCTTAGCCTTCGGCAATGTCCACCACAGTCCGTCCGGCTCCTCCGTGATCTCCTTCCCCTCCATGGATACGATCTCGGCGCCGCGCGCGCCCGTCCAGAGGTACAACGTCAGGACGTCCGCGACGGTTCGGCTGAAGTTCGGCATCCACCTGATCAGCTCCCCGACCTCCGGGTTGCTAAGGACGCGCTTCCCGGCTCCCACCTTCTTGCCTTCGATATTCTTGCCCTGACTCCGGAGGCGGCCCCGCATGATTTGCCGCCACCAGTTTGGCGTCGTGTCTGGCAAACGGCCCGAGTCCAGGCCATAGTCCCAAGCCGCCCCGAGTTCCCCTCGAAGCTTTGATGCCTGAACCGGGGTGCCGGCATGCGACTCGAGCAGATCGAATGCCTGCGTTCGCGTCACGGCCGCCGCTGGCAGTGTCCCGAACTTACCGAGCATCGTGTCGAAAGTGCGTCGCACCTCCTTCGCGCCCTTGAGCTTGCGATGCCGCTCCACGTGGCCAAGAAGGTAGTCCTCGCACAACCTGAGCACGGTGTAGGGGCCGCCCTGCGTTACCATACTGCCGTTTGCGGCACCGACCTGGCTGCGAGCGGCTCGCCGCTCGGCCGCGGGGTCCCGGCCGGCATCGCGCTGCTCGCGCAACTTCTCCCATTCGACCGCCGCGGCGGCCGGCGACATAGCTGGCCACTGCCCTATTTTCACCTGGCGCATGCGCCCGTCGACCGGAGACTTGTAGCGATAGACCCATGACCGGCGCGACGTCGTTGCCTCCAGGCGCAGGCCTGGGCAGCCGTCGATGGTCAGGTGCTCGCCCGCGGCAAGCAGCTTTGCAGCGCGCGCATCGAAGCGCATGGTTCTCCTCGGCGTAGGTTTTTCGTGCCGAGGTTTGCGCCCGGCGTAGGTTTTCGATTTAAGCGACCGAAAAGCTACGCTGAGGGCGTGAGTTTTGCAAGATGTAGATGGGTGTCGTTATAGTGCGTGCACTCGGTGCACAAACCCGGAAACCGAGAATGGACAAGGCTGTGCAGGAAATTACCGAGTCAAAACAAGAAGTTGCGGGACGCTCCGCAAGCCGTGAAACGCCGATGATGCAGCAGTACCTGCGCATCAAGGCCGACCATCCGGACACCCTGCTGTTCTACCGGATGGGCGATTTCTACGAGCTGTTCCACGACGAC